AAAGAATAGTGAAAAAGTTATACACCACATCCATGCTAGTATTTGTAATATTAAATGTCTTACTTGTAAATCTGGTATATGTCTTAATGGATTATGATTGAAGTTCATAACACCATCCCAACTGTTTACAATAAAATTTCTCATAGTCCCTCTATCTCGTATTTTCTAATTACATTTTTTGTAGGGATAACAGTAGTGTTACCACCATCGGCCATATTGCCTCTTTCATCATAGTTATAATCTGACATAAGAATATGTACCTTCTTATCGTGTTTAACTAACCAACCTGTTGAAACACAGATTGCTGGTTTAGACGCTTGAATATCTTTTAGGTCTCGCCAACCACTATCGCTTTGTATATCTTCCCAATATACCAAATAAAAATCAAATGTAAATGGTATAGGTGGTTCATTCTTATGAAATACTTTACTTTTGCTTGTCATTCAATTTATCCCCTATCGCATATATCATCAATGCCACAAATAGCATTATGACAATTAATATTCCTAATAATATATTTGTAATCATGCAACTCCTTCAGCAAACCAATCAGGCATATCACGTTTAGACCATTTGGCAAAATATGCTTTTGCTTCTATATAGTAGTTTCTATAAGATTGAATACTGTCACCTGGCACTATACATTGTGGATAGTGTTGCATAGCAGGTGGCGGTTCACGCCAACCTTCACTAATATTATTAGGTGCATTTTCTAGTATTCGATTTAATTTAAAATTTGTACTATGTACTTTACCGTATCTATATGTATATTCATGACCTAGTGCTTTGAATAAATCATATAACCAGAAATATTGTTGTTTTGTTTCTCTACACCATACGGCACTAGGATGATGATAATGTACTGCTTGATATAACTCGTTTTGTCTTCTTTCATCTTCCATAATATAACGCCAAGTCTTACGACCTGTTTTACTTCTTGCTTCTGTTTTGATACCGTCATTCATTCTATGTGCGGTACAAAGTAATTGAGCTGACTCGACAATCATTTTAACAACATGTTTATCAACATGCCATTTTGCTGCCATTGTTGGGTCTTTATGTAGATAAAAGATATTCATATTATTCTCCAGTATTAATTTCTATTTCTAATTTACCAAATATTTCTTCAATTGTTTGTTCAATGTTTTTCAACGAACCATCAATTTTTTCAAGATCAATTTCAATTTGAATAATAGTTTTGTTAACTTCTTCTTTAGGTTCAGGATATGCCATTACAGCAAATATCACAGCCCATAACATAACTGCTATCAAAAGTAAATTATTCTTTATTATATCATAAATTTTAACCATTGTCAACCTCCTTAATAATATTCAACATTTAGCATCATTGCATACAGTTTATGAAACCAGATATACTTCATATCATCTGGTGCGTTATTGTATGCATATTCAAGTTTTGCAACTCGTTCCCAAAACAAATTATAGTTCATATTTACCTTCTATGTTATATTTGATTACTTTCTTTACCAATTCAGTATAACTATTTTTAGTAGCATACTTATCTAGAGTATCGACAAGTTCATAGACATTGGCGTTCTGTGATCTTAACTCTCTAAATTTTTCATAAGCAAAAACTGTGTTTATAATTCTAACATAGTCTTTTACACTTTGACATTTTGATTGATATACTTTCACACCCCAACCAATCCATTTGTCTTGATCCCAAGTGATAGGTAATAACCATTCACTATCTTTGTTAAATGTTCGAATACCAAATAGATTGTTACCTTCGTTGGCAAATCTACTTGATCCCCAACCGGTTTCTAGTGCCGCTTGTGCGATTAGTATTTCTTTAGGTATGTGTTGCTCAACTGGCAACTCTGAATAGATATGATTGACACATGCATTTAAAGTTTGTACAAATGTGTCTTTGTTTGATGTATTGATAACAGGTACAACAGGTTTTAAACTTACTGGTTGTACATGTATTGTAATTTCTAACGGTTGACTAACCGTCTGTGCTTGTTTGATTTCTGTAAAAGCAATCAGGTAGATACCCATGATTGCTAATATTGATAAAAAATATTTCATAAGACCTCTCTTACTATTTATTTGCCACACCTTCAAGGTATTCTTCAACCTCGTCAATGTGATTAAAACCAATTAAGTCCCACATAATATCAGCAGACTTAACAAGTAACATAGCAGACGCAACGGTTTGAGTTCCGTCTTTAACTTGTGTTTCTAGATTATCTAGAAATTTCTCGGCATTATCCCATGCCCAATTTTTAACTTTACCCATTATTGACCTCCTTCAAAATCGCCGTAAGTATAAAATTCAGTAACACCAAACATTTCTAAAGATATTTTAGAACATGTTTTCATGATAACAATTTTCATTGTATCTCTAACCATTGTATCTAATCCATCAATAAAATTAGCAGCGGCAATCAACTGATTACCGGCAATAAGATGTGCAACGGTCTCATAATCTTGACCGTCATATGGTGTATTGATATATTTAAGTAGATTGTTTCTAGTAGTTTTAAGTTTCATAATGTATCCTTTCGATTTATAGTTATACTATACATCATTTTATATAGAAAGTCAAGCATTAAATGAAAGAAAAAACCCTTGTTTTTCAAGGGTTTAATAGAAATAATAGGGGGTGCGACAGGTTGTCACACGTTTTTTATGCGTTTTTTCGCATGAAATCGTCATTCCAATTAAATGCTTCTTTAATCAGATTGCCGGTTAACCCTTTGTAGTGTTTGTTTAATTCTTTATCTTTTACCCACAGTAATAGTTGTGCTTCTTCAGCACATAAACCTTCGAGCATTTGAATAAACATAGTGTCTCTTTTCATTTGTGATAACTGCGGATTACCACCTTTTAAAAAATGAAACATTCTTTTTACCTCTGCCTTTAACCAGGTATGTTCAGTACCTACAGGCGCTTCGTTTACTTTATATGGTGGTTTACCTTCGGGCATTAACCATTCTAACTTAGGGTCAAAAGCACCCTTCATTAACATTCTTAATTGTTCAGTATCGTATCTTCTCAATACTTCTATCTTCTTAGGTTTATCTTTTGCATTATTTACTTTTGTTAGTATTTCGTGAAAAGATAAATTATAATTATCAGCCATATTAAAACTCCTCTATTTTTCCTATCAATTCTTTCAAATCGTTATTAATTAAATAAGGCATTATCTTACTGCGATTTGCAACAGTAACCTCTGCCTCTAGATACTTAGTATATATATCTGTTTGTATTTCCTCTGGTATCATATCAAAGTCAATTAGTTTTTGATTACGTTGGTAATTACGATAATGATATTCATTACAAAAATCTTTTGGGTCACCGTTATTCATAAGTGAGTGTAACCAACCTGCTAGTTTTTTCTTTTGTACTGGTTTTTGTTTTATGCCATTTACAAAGGTATCATCAGGTGATAAAAAGTTTGGTATACCGTCTGACGTATCACCTCTTAATATGTGTTCGTAAATATATTCTTGTGGACTATCTGTCTCTATAAACTTTTTTTGTATAGGTGAGTATTGTGATACATGTGGATATTTCTGCAATTGTTGAAAGTCTTTATCACCTGATACAATTAAATATTTTTCAAAAGGTATTGGTTTTTTAATTGTCTTCTTAACTATAACAGCAATAATATCATCTGCTTCTACTCTATCTAATTGTACAACCTTGTATGGAAAATTTTCTTTTATTTCTTCTTTGATAGTATGTAATAAACCAAATACACTTTCCCAATCTTTATCATCTTTGTTTCTACCTTCTCTACGTTTTGCTTTATAGTTTTCAAATATGTCTCTACGCCATGGGTCAGGTCCATCTACACATATTACAACATCACCAGGATAATCATGTTTAAACTTATGTACATAACCTCTAATTGAGTTTAGTATCATATATCTAACCATAGGTATTGATAAGACATTCTTGTCTTTACTCATGGCAAGTTGTACGGCAATATTAGAAATGGCAATCTGCGAATAATCAATCAGTATCATTTAAATCCAACTCACTTTCAAATTCTACAACATTTTCTTCTTCTTCAGGCACTTTTACAATCTCTGTACCCGAATAATTTACTACTGAATACTTACGACCTTTTACTTTTTCAACATACATCATTTTATCCGTAATGTTGTGAAAAGGATGTTTTAAATCCATGTCTCTGTATATCATTGCTCTAAATGCCTCTAGAAATATACCTACATCTAAAAATGTTTTAGTGCCTGTAGGTTTACCTATATCTAAACCTTCTTGTTGCAATGATGCTACTAACTGTATGATCATATCATCAGCTAGTGCGTCTGCATATTTCTTAGATTGATGATCAGATATGGATTCTGATGAGGTTGCTTTTTCAATAGGCACCTCTTTACCATCAGGAAAAGATAATACTCTACCGTTCATTTACATCACTAAATGTCATCTTACCTTCATTGATAAAGTGTTCTCGTAAGTCTGTATAACCACCAATCAAAGTTTCACCTTTCATTATTTGTGGCATACTTCTTACTTGTTTTCCTATCATTTCAAACATTTGATCGATAGTAATTTCATACTTACCATCACCACCTGTCATACTTGTCGATAGTTTATACTCCTCATAAGGTATATCTAATTTTTTTAACATTGCCTTTGCTTTGTCACAAAAAACACAGTTAGGCTTTGAAAAAACTTTGTACATCTTATATCTTCTCCTCAGTTACTTTAGGTATAGGAATTGCTGATAATTCATTCTCAAATTCTTCAACAGCATTATCTATTTTGTCCTCACTATTTATACTACGTTGTAAAGCGATTTCTTGTTGTATCATATCATACAATTTATTTGCTTCACCCATAGGTAGTTTAAGACCTACATAAACTCTATACTCACCCATAGGGGTAATGGTAACATTGATTTTCCAGTTTTCATAACCTTGAACCTTAGTCTCTTTTATCTTATTGATAATCGTAATTTCTGTTTGAGAAATTGCGGTTTTATTACCTGAACCTATCTCAACGTTTCCTGTTTCAGTTCTATACAAAGATGATTTCTCGTTCATTTCACCGTGCATAATATCGGCAATCTCTGCCTTTGCAATGAGTTTTGCTTTCTCTTTTGCTAACTGTAAATCAGGACTTGTTGATGTTCCTGCACCATAGATATATTTTTTATCTTTTTTCTTATCAGGATATTCTAGATACCATGTAGGTACAACCTCTGTTAAGTTTTCGCCATTAGATTTTTCTTCTTTTATTTTTGTCATACCACTACATGATACAACAAAAAATGCCAATATTGACATTAATAATATATTTTTCATTGATTAGTCACCTCCTTTACATCAGTAAAAATACTCATCATTGTTGAATACATATCTGAAAAGACACTCAATCCAAACATGCTCACTAGTATGTAACATATAAACATACCCATAATAAATTTAATCATGATACCTCCATGTACCGTCTTCATTCAAACATACCTTAGTTGGTAATTTAAATAAGTTATCGCCTTTGACATATCTGCAATACTCTTGTTCAGATACACCGGCATAATAAAATTCAGCAAATAGTTCCCAATAACTAGGACCTACATTGCCGTCTCTACACACCATAGTTGTCTCTAATAAAGTTTCTTTGTCTGGTGTATAAATCTTTTGTATAACACAATTACTTTCTGTGTTCTTACCATAAGCAGGATTTACAATACTGTAAACACATAATATAGTAATTACAATAGCTAATAAAAATGCTACGTTCAATGGTCTCATAATACTCTTTCAATTATCTGCCATCTACCATCGGGTAGTTGACATGCTTTTCCAAACTCTGTACTTCTATCTAAAGTAGATATAGAGTATATTGGAAACTGGTCTTGTATATCAACAGTTGATGTATAATCTACACATTTAAAACCTCTGTCGATATATGATCTCGTTACTTTTATATCACCTGAATTACCTGTACTAGGATTGTGCCACATTAAATAACTTGATTTGCCTGATGGCATATTATTTAAATGATCTACAAACATTTGACTATGCACCGTTCTA